AAAAAAAGGTATAATACAGCAGTAAACAATAATGGTTTTCTTGCAGGTAGATTTTCGTATTTAATTACTTTCATAGTTTTGTGCTTTGGTGTTATTTTTATCATAGTTCTTTTAGTTACTTGTTTAAACACTCTTAAAATTGTTTCATTTCTTAGTCTTTTCAAATTGATGCAATAGCAAGCTGAATTTCTGTACAAATTCTTCATTCTTACTTAGTTCAAATTCCCCCAACGTATCTAATATTGCATGAACGACCTCGTGATACAATGTAAGTTCCTTATTTTGAGGATTCATTTTTTCACCTTTATAATGTTTTGCTATTTTTATTTTGTTGGTAATCCCACAACTTTCACCTAAAACATCTTTGTTACTCAGATCAACATCCTCAATAGATATATTCCATTCAATCGCGCCTAATGTGAATTTAGTTGGTAGTTGCTTTTCTTTTAGATTCATTGTTTTGTTTTAGTTTGGATTTGTTTTATCAAGTTCATCAGCTAGTATTTTTTTAAATTCATCGGGACAGTTATACCAATCCATCATAGTCATTAATACTTCTCTGCATGGTTTCGACATTTTGTAGAAGTCAATTTGTTTAACAATCTTTTCCTGCAATTCTTCTGCTACCTCATGTTGATTGGAATAAGGGCTTTATTGGATGCTTACTCATTTCTTTTTTAATTAGTGTGTTCTAACATGTACAATACATTGATTCTCTCATGTTTTCCTATATGATCTTTATTATCAATAATACATACGCATATGGCTCTTTCCCAATCATTTCTATCGCCATGCTTTACTAATAGCTCTCCATCACCTATTTGAAATAGCCCTAAAGTCACAGCACCAAGTAAATGAAAGGTTTGTCTTAATTCCTGCCACTCATCAGATTCATAATACTTATCAGATCCAAATTTCATTTCTTACTCTTTTTATACCTCTCTACAAGTTCATCCAAATCCTTCTTTTTCTCAGGAGTAAAAGATTCGTCTTTGATGGTTTGCTCACTCTTTACAGGAGCATCATAGCCCAGCATTTTATTAATCGCTTCAATTGCACGCTGTTTATCATGTAACTTGAATTTAACAATGTTCTCAACCGTTTGCCCTATTGTCTTGGTGGTATATTGTATTTCAGATAATGCCGCTAATGTGTCTTGGTCTAATTCTTCAAAATCCTTCTGTGTAAGCCATCCATCCTTAAAATCTGATAGATTGGTATAGGCAAGTTTTTTAAGCTCTATAAGGTTACGCAATGCGCTTACTCCGGCTAATTTTGCTAAATCCTTTTGTATTTCTTCGATATATTCAGCTATGCAAGGTTTTGCAAGGAGGTTTGATTGTTCTGATCTAGCATTATCATAGGATGATTTAGGATATGCAACCATGTAAGATCGTGTACCATTCCAATCAATTACATACTGTTCTGAGAATATTTTCCATTCGGGTTTCATCTTTTATGATTCTTAATATAAAACTCTACTAATTGCACTACAACCTTCCCGAATAAATACTTATCAGAAAAGCCCCACTTCCTCCATTCATGCTCTACAAAATCAAAATCTATGTTATCACTGCTCATGTGGAACACGCCTATCTGGTGTTTATTTTCTTGCTCTTTAATATATCTATAAAACGCCTCATGATTCTGTTTAAGATCAAAATACTCATTTGTAGCATTAAGCGAATCTAAGGTTTTACGGGTTTCCTCAATCTTGTGTTTTAACTCCCTGCCTTTTCGGTTGTTTGTTGATTCCATTTCAAGATACTTTCGGGAATCTTTGGCTAGTACGGACCTAAGTTGCTTTATATCTTCTTGTAATTCTTTCATCATATAAATTTAAACTCAACACTACCACATGAGTAACAGCTCTTATTGTCTTCTTCCCGTTCGTTTCCTCCACAATAAGTACAATCTCCACTTGCAAATGTCTCATATACATTGCCTCTTTTTATTTCAGCTTCTTTCATGTGTAGAAATGTAGTCATATTGATTGCTTCTTCGCAACCTAATGCGGTTAACCCTTTTAATTTCTCAATAGAATTACTTATGTCATTAAAATCTACCATTATTCCTATACCTCTTTAGCCGCCTTTTGAAAACTTGATTTAATAACATCAATATGAGCGCTGAACAACTCCATAGGAATTTGAGTTACTCCCATTTCTTCCGCATCCTTCTTACACTGATCAATTAGTGATTTCAGTAGTTTATTAAACTCAATGTAGAAAGCTTTGAAATAATCATCCGCCTTATCCAAATCAATCATTCCTGCCTTTACCGTTTTCTCAATCAGATTTGTAGGAACTAATTTTGTATTCCATAACTTAATGGACTTCTTTACTGATTCCTCAATCATGTCCAGTTGCTTAAATACTATGTCTATTGTTGTTTGGTTATCCATTACTTACCTATTAATACTTTCCATGCCTGTTTTGCTCTCTGCCAGAATGTAGGGCGTAAAGCCTTATTTAATTCACTGATTATTTTATTCGTTATTTCAGCTAACTTATTATTTTGATTCCATCCTAAAATCATGTGTGAAAATGATTTGTTTAGTTCTTCTATTGGATATTGAATCGGTGATTTGCGTAACATTTCAGGATTAATTACCTTTTCTGTATTGTCAAGCATTGCAGGATTGTTAAAATCTATCATTGGAAATCCCTCAGGAATTGGTTTCCATAATTTTAAATTAAGATTATCAAGTATCTCTTTAGCTATCTCCATCTCGCTTTTGGAGAAATCATTATCTATTACCTCTAATCTGAAATAATTCAGTTCTTCCAAGTTCTTCGCATTGTGCGCATCCTTTAGTATTTCCGTGAGTGTTCTCATTATTCAAATATACGTAAAATTAATTAAATGGTTTTTTCTTAAGCCACCAATCAAAAGTATCTCCTACATCCATCATTTTTGTACTCTTATTTTTAATATGTTGTCCATATTCCCACACTAAACCTAATAATCCTTTAATTTCTCCATACTCTTCATTGATTAAATGCTCTATGTCCTTGCGTTCCTGTTCTGTGAAATCAATAGGTTCTCCATCATGCCTTATTTTAAGTAACGCACCACCATTTTGACGCACTATTGTTACCCTGCTTTCTACGGGTTCCAGGGCTTCGGGTAATAAATGTTGTTCTTTCCAATAGTCCATTGTATTAATAGCATCAGGATTGGGAGCAACATAATATTTCTTAATCTCCTCTTTCAACTTATAAAGTTGCTCGGGTTTAGGCGGATAATTCATAGGTCTTTCGGGCTTTTTATTCATAAGCGTTGAAAGTGGTTCACGCTTCATTGCCTCCACTGTTTCCTCTGAAATCGTTATTGGCTTAACAGTACACGTTGTTAATTCCCCGTTAGACTTACTAAAATAATCAATAATTTCTTCTTGGGTGGGTTTTCTGAATGATAATTGGTAGCTTTCTTCTATTAAATCATGTTTATTTATAAATAGATATCCTTCACCTTCTTTATAAGAATCAAATGATTCAACACACATCCACAATTCTCCTTTTTGTTTTTTCATAGTTTTTTTAAATAACCCCCGACCCTATTGCCGGGGGAAATAATGAATCAAGCCAACCCCTCAAACGAGTGCAGTTACGACCATCATCAATAGTATAACACGGTCAACGGGTGAGATTCGAACTCACGACTCTAGTTGCATTAAACCACTCTGCCACCGAGAACCATGTTATTTCTTTTCCAAAGTACATCTTACTTTGAATTAGTGTAGAAGGCAAGATTCGAACTTGCATTGTAGGGGTTTCTATATTATAGCTGTCGCGAATAATGTATAAAATAGTTATCCCAGTACTAACGCCTCTTTTGAGAGACCGCCTTGCCGTTAGGCTACTTCCACATATTAAGACAAAGATAGAAGGCGGTACGGCTGCAACACAGATTCCACCTTCTATAGTGTCCAATTTTTGTTAAATAAGTTAAGGATTATGTTGCAGCCTTAATTGATATTCAAAGGTAAGCATTATTTTAATAACATCAAAATCCATCATTCCGTAGCCTTTGGTAAGTGTATAGTTTATTACACCACCGTAGGATAAAAAGTGAGGAAAAGGAATATTATTAATTATGCAGATGCCCAGAACAGCATAACACCGCCCCGGGCATACACACTATTTGTCCATTAACTTAACTCGTTGGAATGTATCCATGGCAATATCTTCATTCATTGAATCAATCAATCCGCTGATTCTAAATGCATCAATAACCCACCAAAGAAAGAATCCTCCTCCGGTAAGCCAAAACAGGAAGAATAAACCCCATTTACCCATATAGGCATAATGAGCTCCTAGAAAAAACCATAGTGCAAATGCAGCGCCTTTTGATTTTTCATTTCTCTTAAATTGTTTTTCCAATGTGATTTTACCGTCATCTGACAGCTTGCCTACATAGGGCAGTAATACTTCTGGGATGTTTTTCATAGTCTCATTTCATAGTTCTGCAATAAAGTTACGTAAAAAAGGACATTTACGTACTAAAATACTGAGAAAAAGGACATCTACGTCATTGTTTTATAAAATACAAAGTATTTCTTTTGTGTTTATGATCTTGAGTGATGAAGAATTATTGATTCGTGTTAGGGATAATATCAAGGCCATAATGAAGTCTAAAGGGATTAAGCAAATAAATTTATCTAATAAGACCGGTATACACGCTGGCCGTTTATTAACCGGAGACTGTAATATGACCTTAACTACAATCAATAAGATTGCAAGGTTTTTAGAGATTGAACCAAATGAATTATTAAAATAACGATATGCATTTACAAACATTCAAATATGAGAATATGGAGGATTTAACCACATTGGAAATTGATGGGGAAATATGGTTTGTTGCCAATGAGGTTTGCAAAGTATTGGGATTAGGCAATTCCAGACAAGCAACAAGTAGGCTTGATGAGGATGAGAAGGGGGTGTCATTATTACAGACACCCTCCGGAGACCAAAATAAGACTATAGTATCCGAATCAGGATTATACGCCTTAATCTTTAGTAGCACCAAACCAGAAGCAAAGAAGTTCCGAAAATGGGTAACCAAAGAGGTTATTCCAAAGATTCGTAAGACAGGTACGTATACGGTGGAACGCCGAATGCCCGTTTTCGTAGTTAGGTTCAATGATAATTGGGATCGTACTGATAAAGGCTATTTCTCAGTCATTAGCGAGCTTTATATAAGGCTCTACGGTAGGTTTTGGGGCATAGGTTACGAAATCCCAGACAAAGCCTTTGATGGTAAGGAAATGAGACCTGACAATAGTGTTGGCAGGCTGTTCGCTAAATACCTAAGAGATCATCACCCTGAAATCTCAGAAGACTACAAAAAGTATCTACACATATTCCCAAATGGATTTGAAGTTGATGTAAGGCAATATAGAAACAATTTGTTACCACTATTTATTGAATATGTTGATGATCATTGGATGCCAAATAGAGCGCATGGCTATTTTAAGACCCGCGACCCACTGGCACTTGATTACTTACCTAAACTACTAAAAGCATGAGAACACACTATACTGTAGAGGAGATCAAGTTTATAATAAGAATGATCAAAGCAGGAGACAAAGAAATGAAGCGTACTGTGGAGAAGAAGAAAGAACCTTATTTGGTGTAAAGAACTATACAGTTACCAAGTATTTACGGAACAAATAGAAAAATTTTGACATAAAAAAAGCCCTGCTATTTTGGTAGCAAGGCGATGTATCAGCTTATTAAGTATTATTTACTTAGGAGGTGGTTTTAATGATTTGAGTAGGTTTTGATCGAATTGGGATAGTATTTCGAGTTCTTCACCTGCCAATGCAAAGCATAGATTTTGGAGTTGGTGGACGTATTTTTTCGTCCATAAGCTAACTGATGAACGATCATCTATTAAATCGTCTTCATCTAATGCCATTCCAAAACCCCTGTCATCCAAAATGCCCCTAATTGATATATGTGATTTTAGGAAATGAAGTACCATTGCTCCTTTAATTTTTACAAACCCAAATTTCAATAACCATTCTTCTGTTAATAGAATAGGTTTGAATTCATAATATTCTTCATTTGCTTCGCTATCCACCCATATTGAATACTCGCACATGTCAACTGAGTCTACTCCTAAAACCTCACATAAGGTTTCCTGCTCGACAACTTCTGAATCATAATATATGCCTGTAATATAATTCCCTATTCTTAATTCTGTATTTTTCATAATCTTATATTGCTATTTTTAACATTAAATTAAACCTTTCTCCTCCCATTAAATGCCGGGTGTTATACCTAAACGCTGCTCCATTGGCATACTTCTGTAAGTGCTGTGGAGATACTGAATGATGAACCCCATGAATACCTCTTTTAAACAAGCTCCAGAAGCCTTCCAGACTATTAATGTGTACTTCCCCCCTTACATACTCTTCGCGCATGTGATTGACAGCCTCATGCTCATACACATACTTTAAACCGTAATAGCTCTGGTTTCCATCTGAATAAATGGTGGATCCATAATCAATATAATCCTCAACTACATCCATTAATGTTTCTGCGGTTGTGTCATCGACTACTTTTAATATCAATTTCCCTCCCTTTTGCAACATGCCAAAAACCGGGGTCTTGCCTTTGCCTCCTTGCATATTTTTCCGCCTCTTTTTCTTAGCCTTATTAGTTTCTTTTCCACCCCAATACATTTCGTCAATCTGGATAACACCATCCATTTTGCCAGTGTTTTCTATTCCCAATAAATCATTAATTGTGTGATGCATTTTTAACGCCGTTACATAGGTTGTATCTAATTGCCTTTGTAGCTGTTTAGAACTTATTCCCTTATTCTGGCCTATGTACCAAATTGTTAAAAACCATTTTTGGAGGGTAACACGTCCCCCTTGATAGATCGTATCTGTTCTAGTATTAAAGTACTTTTTGGTGTTCTTACATCGGTAGGTAGGCTCATAATATATTTCTGTAATGTTGCCTTTTTTATCTTTTACTAATCGCTCTTTAGGGGTACATTCGTATACCTTAGATTTAGGATCAAATGGAGAAACTACATTGCCCCTCCAACGTAATTCCGTTAGATGCTTTATGCAAGCCTGTTCATTTGGGAAGGCTGCAAATAAGTCTATGATAGAATTAAATTCTAAATTAATCATAGTGCTTTGATTTGAGCCATTTTAATTAAAACCTTCTCATAAGATTTCCGCGCAGTACTGTTTCTTTGTGCTCCATTCCAATTTCTGCAATCCACAGCCCCTTCCTCTGCGCTTTTATGCTGTTCAACCTCTTCCAGAAGCCATACTTCTAATTTTTCCATAAAATATTTATGAAAACCAATAGCTTTAAGGTATTCTTCATGCTCTTCTTTTGAGTTGATGCCATCAGGCATACAATATTTTTTAGTGTTTTTCATAGTTTTATAAATTAAAAAACCTATCGGGGCTCAGCTAACGTGGAATCGCTTTACCCTAATAGGTTAAATTTGTTATGGTTCGTTAGGATTCCACTACTAACTTATATTGTTACTCTAAGATACGAAATATATCTTTATAAACCAAATGATTATGTATAATAATAAACGTGGACTAAGGACGGATAACTATGATAATTCCCCCTACAATGTAGTACTGTGGTGTTTTCATCGGGAATGCTTTTGATCTATTTTATTAAGAATTTCCTCCTTACATTGAGTCATTTCCTTACTCATTACTTTAAATTCATTATGGATTTCCTTAAATTCCTGTTTTGTGTGGACCAATTCAGCGGTGTTTCTGGATACATCTGATTTAATTAAAGCCATATCACCCTCAATTTTATAATATAGCCCTACAATGGTACAAAGAAATACTGCTCCCTTTATAACGTCACTCATTCCTAATTTAAGCTTGCTTGCATCCATGTTAATCAGCTTTGTTTAACAAACTTAGCGAATTTCCTTCACATTTTTAGGATTCACAATGAATATCTTACTACCCCATGATAAAACATAATATCCTGATAGCTTCATTTTAAAGGTGAGCCGCCTTCCAGAATATAGTACTTTTAGCCGTCCATTGTTATCAAAATATGTGAGGTTTTGGGTGCATGTACAAGCTGTTCCTGGTTTCATTTTGATTCAAAACCATAAGGTACACTTAAAATGAATTTATTTCAATAGCTTTTTTCAAAGTTTTCATTCTTTCTTCGGGAGACAAACCAATACTAGAAATCGGTTTGTTTAAAATATGGGCTGGCAGATAAGAAAACTCTTTATTAAACCACTTTCTCAATTCAGACTTTTTATTTTTTATGCTCATCACAAACAAATTTACATTAAATATCCCAATTCCTTGCTCTCTTTTGGATTCTCTTCTATCCAGTTATGATGTTTTCTACATACACCCATAAAAGTATCTACATTGCAAAGGTTCTTTCCTCTCCTTGCTTTGTGGTGGAGGTCATTTGCAAGCGCATTACAGTCCTTAAATTGGCAAATGGGGTTCTCCTTCATATACTTATCTCTTAATGGTCTGTAAACAGCTAAATTTGCGAGCATCTTTTTACTGAAATAATTTATTTTTTTGGTTTTCTTTTTCTCTCCATGTTGCCCTGTTGCTTTCGAATCTCTTCTAAGCTGAGCCTTTCTATTTGTTTCTTCCCAATAGTGTGTTGAGCATTTTCCCCCAATAATATTCTTTTCCTTTTCATCATTGCAATCAGAGCAAAAGCCCCTCTTTTGTTTTATTTTGCTGTTGTGATTCAATTATTTAGGTTGAAGTATTACAATCATTGAATCATGCATACCTGTTTTATTCTCAGTATATACACCATTCGCACCGATTCCCTTAAATTTTACCCTTCCCTTTATAAACCTAATTTCTGGATCCTGTTTTAGAATATGATCGTGAAATAATATTGTGCTAGTCGATACTGGTATTAATAATATACAGGTTTTTCCGTTTTTATATTCCTCTATCGCCCTCAAAACAAATGCACTCTTTAATTTCAAACTGTATGGAGGATTTATGAAATTTATGTTTTTCCATCCAATCTTTAAACCATCCCACTCATTTACATTATGATTCAAAGGACATGGATCAAACATTTCACCAAATTCTTTTTTTAACGGATCCAGTATGTCATCAGGTGTGCCCCAATTATCTTTATGATTTAAATTCCTGTTTTTCATAATGTGTTTAGTTTAATCTATCCCTTTTTCGGAAAATGATATTTATTATCTGCTTCCCACTTAATAAGAAGGTTGTTTCCTGTAAATATTCCGTTTTCCTTATTCATTGTGAAGGTCACTTTAGCCTTAATCGTACCGAAATCATTTATGTGTTTGAAATACTCTACTAATGCCGTTTCAATATTTGCCGTTAATTCTATTTGTTTCTTGTCTTTCATATTGTTTAGTTTAATCTATGATAATACCAGTTTATTTTACACTATTTTCTCAATACTTTTGTAACACTCTCTAATTTCATCTTGATTGTTTTCAAGGTATTTATCAAAAGAATTTTCACCCCCAAAAACTTCGTTAAACCTTTCTGAAATTTTACCACTAGGATTAAACCAACTGTCTTCTTTACATTCTTCTGGACTGTATATAACTAATATTGGAGCACTATTTTGATAATGTAAACACATCGTAGCATATGCTGTCAGTTTGTTTTTAGCTGTTAATTTATACTTTGTACTCATTGCACCATATACATATACTGTATTCGTTAAAACTTTATTACTCATGGTGTTTGTTATTAATTAATCGTTTCTAATTCCTTTTTTAAGCTTTTAATCACCCTTTCAATGCTTTCTTTATCTTTTCTAATATTTATAAAAAGGTTTTCTTTGCCCGAACTCCCTATGTTTCTAATAGTGTTTTCCTCAAAGTATTCAAAAGCTATATTTAACCAATCGTTTGTTATGTCTTCCTTTTCTCCTACCCACATTCCCTTAGCTTTATTTTGCTTGCCTATGTAGATTTTATCCGTTAGTGGGCTGTATCCAATTCCTTTTTTCATAATTTTATATTTACTGTTTTAACCTATAAACGCTCTATTTTGCAAGGATTTGGATATTTGCTATTATTATAACCTCCGGTTAAATTCCCATGTTTTATTGCTTTATTAATAGCCCAAAGACTAAACATTTTCATTAGTTCTTCATCTTTAGTATTAAAAAAATACCAAACTTTTCCAGTAATAGTATCAGTAACCTTTACATTGCCTTTATTAGTTCCGGACTTTAATCTTCTTATTTCAAATTCAGATAATTTGCATTCTTCTTCTGTGTATCCTGCATTAATCCTTTTTTCAGTCGTTCCAATTTCATGCTTATAAACATCTAAAATATATCTTGCTAAATCCATACAAGTAACAAATTCTTTGCCGTCTATAAAATATTTTGGCTTTCTGGATTCCTCAATTTCATCCCTGAGAGATTGCATTATTTTTTTTGTAAATTTCTTTATCCCTCTCAGTTTACCATATTCTTTTACATAACTATCTCCCAATGTTTCCCTTTGATTACTTATAAATGCTTTGTGCAATTTAAATCCACAACTTTTACAATTATTTGATATTCCTTTATAATCACTTTTGTTTTTAGGAAAATCCAAAGACAAGGATTTAATTTCTTTACAGATAGAACACCTTCTAAATCCTTTTTCAGCTATATTTTTTGCAAATCTAGTTTTACCGATCTCAACAACTCCGTCATTTCTCATTTGACAATCTCTACACTTAGAATTTCTTCTGCCTGTTGCCCTATCTTTAATATAAAATTCATTAACATCTAATTTATGATGACATTGATTACAAATAACTGCTTTATCATAAATATAAACTCTTTGGTTTTTACGGATAATTATTTGATAACCAGATAATTTTCTGTCTTCGTCTTTTCTAAACTTTGGGTATTGATTAATACTATATTGTTTCATAAGCATTCTATTATTAGATCAGAGGTTATCCCTTAACTTTTTGTAGGCTTTTTCGAAACTTCATATTCTCATCATTCAAGTTGATAATATCTTCTTTCAGTTCCTCAACCTTGTCTTCAAGTATATTATCGAAATAAATAAATAACGCTTTCCCTTCCGGCTTTTCTTGTTCTTCTACCTCTTTAAAATAATCATCTATTTCAGTTTCATATGATAAGGTACATTCATACGGATCATCTGTACTCATGTCAATTAATATTACAGGAGCATTGTCCGGTAAATCCTTCATTTTCTCTATTAGTTCTAGCTTTGTCATAACTCATTTTTGTTAAGATTAAGGGCTTCATGAAACTATGTAGTGACAGGAAAACCCTGTTAAACCTATCACCACATAAATAACTATTTCCGTTTGAGTATCGGGAACAATTACTATTTTACAGATTTTCAACTGAACGCATTAGTATTTCACTGTCACGTATATTCGGCTGTGAGGTTTATAAAACAGTCTTTCGGACATACCCGACTTCGGTAGAGTAAAACTTGTTTAACCGCTTTAAACCTAAAACCTGACTCTTCAGTCTTTCGCAATCCAGCCATCATAGCTCTAACGGCTAGGCAGGTAAGGGATTCTAGGATTAGTATCTAACTCACATATTATCTGATCCAACAACCGTCTATTGTTGAAGTTTGGTTTATTTTCTTTGAATCCTAAAAAACACCGACCCAAAGGGCAGAAAAAAAGGATTACTGATTTTAGCCCGCAAGAACCTTTATGTTTCAGTAACCCTAATTTTTTGTTTAAAGTCGTTCGATTCTTGCGGGAATCATTATGTAATACAAATGTAGTCATAATTTTAGTTAATTACAAGTTTTTATCAATATCATCTATTTCGCAATCATTTGGAACATAATCGGTTTTTGTTACATCACTAATCCAAAACTGTCTCACTGGAAATTTACCTTTTCCATCCCATCCATGAATTATGTCTAGTTCAATAGTCCTTTTTAAATAATAATCTGGATTGTTCCGTGTATACACAACCCACTCTATTAAAGGTACATTATCTGAAGTACAGTTTAGCACGAATTGCCATACGTCTTCGATTCCATGTATTGTGTCCATAATCTTATTTTTAGTTAAAATTTCAATAATTCATCCATAACCTCTTCTTTCGATGTTCCCAGAAATTTCCAAACCTGATCTAATACCGCATTATAAAGATTTCCGAAAGCTACATCATCCATACTACTAAAAGAGATGCTGTCAGCTTCATAGCTTACCTCTCCTGTGATATAATTGTTTTCCTCATGCAAGTACCCTGCTGATTTAATTAAGTCCTTCCTGAGCTTGTCAGGGTCTTTGTAATTATCCTGATTCTGAAAGGCTAAATTGATTAACGCAAAGAATTTACGATGCAAAAGCACATTACGCGGAATCTTTATATCAATTTCAACGGTATCTCCTAACTTAATCTTTGGATAAGCTTTGCATTCTCCTACCGGGCGGAGTCCTCCGAGTGTTTTTTGGTACAGGCTTTTCATCAATCCTGTTTATGCTGTTTTGCCCATTCCAATGCATCGCGCCAACATTTCAAACGGCTAAACCTACCCCATCCAGCGGTGTTTACAGCATTTTTTGAAAAAACCACGGGGTCTTTTTTGCAGGAAATTTCTAAATAACAATCTTCTGTATGCCCATCATTAAATACGTGCTCTATCCACTGCCATCCATATAACGACATTGCACTTTGTATGGTAGCTATTTCTGTTTCTTCGGGTGTTAATAATTCGTTTTTCATAATCTCATTTCTTTAGTTCCTGTTTAATCCACTTTAATTCTGATATTCTTATTTGTGTTCTTTCAGATTTCACAACCATACTTAACACTTCCCTATCAGTGTTTTTACCAATGTTTACTAGATAATGTGTGATTTCTTTTTCAAGCAATTCAACTTCTTTTTTATACGAATCAATTCTTTTATTTATTTCATCCGTTACACTCTCCACCTTAGCGGTGTGGTAATGTTCTGCAAATCTCATTGCAGACTCAAATTCATCATCTACGCAAACAGCCCCACCAATTCCAGTTCTTGCCTTTTTAGCCTCCTCTATGCGGATAGTGTACCACAAATCTTTTAATTTAGTCATAGTTTTATTTGTTAAGTTCTGTTAATTTATTTACAATTGTTCTCCGTTTATTGACCTACTTAATTTTGATTGTAAATCCATTCCTATCATAAATAAAGCTTCCTCAATACTGGTAATTATCCAATACTTTACCCCTACGCTCTCAATCCTTTCCTTACATTTCTGCTCGTCATCAGTTAACTTTCTCCGGCTTGGCACTAAACTTCCATCTTTAATTTCCGCTGAATAAGTTTTTCCTTTATGGTAAACAATTAAATCGAATAACCCCGGAACAGTATGCACATGTTCTACCACTGCTCCGGCTTTTCTTAAGGCTTCCACAATCTCTGGTTGGTTGCGATCAATTTTAGCTGCTCTTCTCATCCTTCTTAGCTTTTAAGTGAGTCGAGAAACAGGGCTTGCAAACCCAATATTCCCCGATTAGTGTATACAGGTTTTTAGAATTACACTCGCATTTTGTTTGTTTTTCTTTCATAACGTTATATTTTACTGAAAAATAAGGAAACATCAGAAGATACGGGGCTCATCGTTATTCCCTCGAAAATCACCACTAATTCTTCTAAGCTATCAATCCACCTAAAAGCTACAGCAGTATATTTTCCTTGTCGCTGTTCAGCATATCCAATGTAAAAACTTTCTTGGTAGTCAGTTTTAATGGGGGTATTATAGAATAAGCAAACACCATTCTTTACCCAATAACTCATGTTTTCAAAAAACGGGAATTCACATTTTCCATTGTCTTTAAAATCAAGTCCTTTTAAAATATCAGTGGTTAATATAGTCATAATTTTCTTTTTTCGTTTTCGTGTTTTTATCTTCTTTCCCCAAAATCCTTTTTCTTTCCCCCATACCGTAAATTCCTGCATTATGATTTAGTTAAATGAATCATTTTACTTACCTTATAAGCTGCTTCAATATCAATCCTTACTCCGTTGCTGTCTCAAGACTGTAATGCTCTGGGGTTGGTTTCTCCTTTTTTATTCAGATAAAAATTTATCCAATTCATGCATGATTATATTTTCCATATTAGCGGCTGAAGACCCATTATATTTGCGCGCTGCTTCCTGCATTTCCCCTAAATCCATATCAAAAGGCAATTCATAATCTTGCCAAATTTCTTCACACATATCTATTGGCACATAATCTAAACAATCCGCCATAAAGTGTGCAATCCTCATATATCTTAATTCTTGTTTATCCATAGTTTTAGTCTTTTAGTTTATCAATTTCCTCACTCAATTTCCGTAATTCCTTATTCTTTTCAATCAACAAATTTGCTATATAATTATAATCCTTTTCATTTGCCTTGCTCATTTCCCACATGGTTTGATAATATGTTTTCTTGTGTTCAACATCGGCAAAATTATTAAATAGTTCCTGATGATTTCGGAACATTTTTATAACCACAAAAACTCCTTCTTTAAATTTATTTGTTTTATCCGTATGCTCAGTTACGTTATCCACAATGTGTTTCCAATTGCCTAACACTATTCCGGCATTTCTTAAATCATGCTGATAATTAATTATTTTCGTTAAATTACTTTCTTCCTGTAATAGTTGAAAATCATCAATTGCCTGATCCTGTAATTTTTCTTTTTCCTCCTTTTTCATTTGATTGTATTTATATCAATTGCAAGTCCTTTTTCAATGAGTCCGAAAATATCGAAATGATAACCTACCAAAAGAACTATTATCCTATACGGTGTAACCGCAATATTTTCTAATGAAATATCGTGTTCCAAATGAAAATTACCCAATGGATCGTTTTCTTTTAGAAACTCATAAACGTTTATATTTTGCCCATAATGCTCAATCTCTTCTGTGAGATCGGACAGGGGGCGCATGATTGGTTTACATCCATGTATCAAGTATGATGCTATATTTACGTCATTTAACGGCTTTATTTCTTTCCTGTCCAACATCATCAGCCCATAGGGCAAATATGGTGCAAGGTGTTTTAATTCTAGTGTTTCCATAGTTTTATTATTTTAGTTTAAAAAGGAAGGTCCGAATTTTCAGGGTCCGTTATTTGTTCAATATTGTTTTCGTGATCCTCAAATTTATTACTCATTCCTCCGTCCGGTTGAATAGTTTCAATATCCTCCATTTGATCAAACGCATAAACTCTTTTTCCGAAATCAGGATAGTAAAACTTTTGTAGTTTAATATCAAATTCCAGTGTTATCATTCCGGTTTTACCCACAATTCGGGGTTTAATCTTTTGAAAATATATATCGTATTCAATACCCTCCTTTTCCTCTTTGTGGATACTTATTACATTTCTTGCATTATTAGCCCATTCCGAACCGCCCATTAAATCGTAAATATCAGGCGGTTTCAAATTTCCCTGAGCATTAAAGTTTTCCTTTGTAGGTTTTGATGGGTGGATAATTGTGAAGAAATGAATCTTGTGTAAATCTGCTAACTCATTTCTATAGCTCAATACATCTGCCAGATAACCGGGACCAGTTTCTACATGATTCATATAATTCCAACTATCAATAGTGGCAGTGCTGTAGTTATTTTCAATTGCATACTCCCAAAACTCTTTCGGGGTTGGTCTTTGCAGCCTTCCTTTTCTATCCTTTTCTAATTCCAGGATGTTAAACTTTTCCACTATCCGATACAATGCAGGGGAAACTTCCGATTCCTGTATTAAATTCTGATAGCGTTTATCAAATGTTTTTCCGGTTTCTTTCTGGATTAGATGTGAGATTACTTCCTCCGGTTTTCCAGCATCAGGTAAATGTAAAAGATGGCGTATTCCATGCTTCTTAGTGAGGTTAAATAAAATTTCATTAGCTATTAGGGTTTTGCCAGAATAAGGATAACCAGTGATGTCCGTAACGCCCGAAGGAAGGAATTTATAATGGTTATCTATTGGGCTAAAGCCAATGGAGTACAGTTTAATATCTTCTTTTAAATACTTAATCATTTTTTCTTCTAAGTCCTCAAATTTCAATACCCTCATTTATCCGAACTTTTTGATTGATTCCTGTTTGCGCTTTAATTTCTGTTCTTTGGTTTCTTCTAAGGGTTGATCTTTTAATATTTTAGCAATCCTATTTCTGAAGTAAACACACTTATCTTCAAATTCCTTTTTATCATATTGGTTTCCGATATATGGTAATTTGAAATTGTTGAACAGCTCTGTAAATTTTTCATCCGATAAATTGAAATGTTCCTTAACCGCATTTACCATTCCATCATTTAAGAGATAATCTTCTATTAAGAAAAAATCTTTATTCCAGAAATTTACTATTTCTTCTTTACTCTTTACTCTTTCTTCTTTCTTCTTTCCTTCTAGGGTTCCTTCAAGGCTCCCTTCGAGGGTTGAATCCTTAAGTCTTTGGTTTTCAGCCTTTATATCCGCACCTAATTTACCAGTTAGCTTTGCGTCTATAACGAAATCCATCGTCTTTTTGTAAGTTTTGAAGTATTTTTCAACAATTTTCGAACGAAACTGAACGGTTTTACCTCTGTAATATCGAATTACATTGATCAAAAAGTCATTTAAATGCTTTTCATTCTCGAAGAATTCCTCGGCAATTTCAATGTCCTGAATGGTAATTTTTATGAAGTCTTTTTTTGGCATGTGGTAGATGTTTTGTGTAGATGTGGTTAAAAAGAGAGCCGGAGGTACATCTACGAAACCGCCCGGCCCTTTGATCTTTGAATGTAAAAGCGTTCAAACAATTACAACCCAAAGATACACATTTAATCGGTTAATTCAAATTCATCTAAGTTTTTCAGCTTTACCATTTACAACTTGATAATTTAAATCAAACATCTGCACATAAATATCCGTAATATAATGTTCTTCTGGCAAAGAATTAACGCTTTCCTCAATCCATTTATCCGATTTTCTTTTATGGTTAAATACACACTCTTTCATGTTCTTTGCCGTGCCATATGATACATTCAATATTTTTGATATTGAAGTAATTGGCAAATCTAATTTCCCATCATTGGTTATAATTCCATAGAAAAACCAAGTTCTTAAATCCAAATTTGTGTGTCCATAAAAGGTTAGTGCAAGTGGATGAAATACAAATGAGCAATCACAACATGATAGGGTTCTTGGCGTTTCTTGCCTTACAAACTTTTCAATTTTAAGCATTTTTGCTATAATCTTATATCTGCCTGAAACAAAACCATTACTACTTTTACACTTAGGACATACAATTTTGTTTTCCAGAAAGTTTCTAACAATCGCAATAAACACTAATTGTTCATCTTTTGATAAAAACTTTTTCAAGGATAGAATAAACTTTTTCTCTTTTTTAGGTAGTGGCTTTTTAAAAACATGGTAATATTCTTTTAACAAATTACTATAACATGCATTTAAATCAAATCGCTTTGTTTCAACATGGTCCATTGCTCTGTTTATGATGTGTTCATTAGCAAATATCTCCCTCATTCTATTCGCCATAATCTTATGGTTTTAGTTTAATGTGGTTTTCTCCGTTGGGCATGTATGTTTTTCTGATTCAATATCACCGCAGTAAGAACAAAATTCATCAAGTAAATCAAGCCTTTCACCGATAGATAAATTTATTATTTGTTGTTTTAAGCTTTCCGGTACTCCTGTTATAAAATCCCTTGCGGCTTTCATTCCTTTTTCGTATGATCTCCTTGAAAATATCATTTCATAGCCTTTTTGTGTTGCTTCTTCATCTGCATCATCGCTCATTTTATCAATCATTTCATCGGTTAGCACATTGGGTTTAACCTTTATAAAAGCATCTATAATCAACGCCTTAGTAGGATCGCCCATTTCAAATATCTTGTCTAATCGTTTGCTGAAATTATTTGTATCTGTTTTCATAGTTCTCTATTTTAAGTTAATTAATTCCTGCTCCTGGGGTTAATGTCAGCTACAATAGTAACTTGTTTTTCTCCCTGGCTTGTGACCTCAATAATTCTATCAGCAAAAAAGTGGTGTTTTTCATTGGATACACTTATTGTTACTTCCGCTTTCGGGTTCTTTTCAAGTATTCGAATTAATTGTTTTGCTTTCATCTTGATAAATTGGTTTATTTTCAGTAGGTAGTACTATATCAGTTCCAAACCTTGTTTTTACTAACTTCCTTTTGGAATTCCACTCGATTAATTCCCTGTTAAAATCAATATCCAATAACTCTACATCATTAGAACTTACTCGGGATATACTTAACCTTATTCCACAACATTCGCAAGGATTACTCCTCATTGACAGACCCCTTGACCAACTCCCAACAGTAAATATTTTTCCTTCAGGTAATGATGCCCACCCATTTTTTAAAGGCTTCAAAGACTTAACTTTCAAACCTTCCCAATCCATTTTTCTTTTAATTAATGTTTCCATAGTTTTATATTTAGTCCGTGTTTAATTAATCTTCAGCATCAAAGTAAGTGATATACACTTTTTCGCCTATAAGAAATGCCTCTAAAACTTTTTCGTACATTTTCTTATAGGCTAAAGTACTATTTCCAATAGAGTGTTCAGAAACGCTTTGCCCAACCAATAAACATCCTGCCGTGTCGTCATCCGTATTTCCAATATGAATAAGTATCCATTTAAAGTTAGGAACATCCTGCAAATGCAACATGCCTTTATGAAAACCAAATTTATTTTTATATCTATTATGGTGACCACCCACAGTTCTTAATTTTATTTCATATTCCCCTTCTGGAATCCTCGTTTCTCCAAAAACTTTTACTGTCCTATGTTCATCTTCCAAAGTCCAACATTCGAATTTACCATCAATGTAAAGCGCACCTATTGTAGTGTCTCCATTGTCTTTTAATCTAATTACTTTTAGTTTCATTTGTCTTTATATTTGTTTTTAATAAATTTTCCAACTTCTCTTAATCCAAAATATGCCCCTACTGTTGTAAGCAGTAATGAACCAAATAATGTTACCCACTGATCTTTTACATCCAGAACGTTACAACTATCTAATACACATAATAATGTTACACTAAATAATAAATACAGAAGCGTTAATGGACGTACATTTTTACTTAGCCATGAATCGCTGTTCATGTCAATTTCCCAACGTTTAGTTATTTCCTTTTGTTCTGCAATATCCTGATCCAGCTTTTTCAGGGCTAATTCTTTGTCTTCTTCCTCTAGCTCTTTAGAGCCCCTTATGCTTTTAGCAACGTTCTTTAACACATCAATGCCAGTAATGTCACCAACTACGCTTACAATGTTGCTCGCTAGGTTAGGAGCTTTCTCTTTTAAGAATTTAACTACTCCCCAATCTTTAAATTTCTTTTTATTTTTACTCATGATTTTATTTTTAAATTATATTTTCGTCTTTTGCTATGCTTATAAGTTGAGCCAAATTGCTTGCTCCAAGTTTCCTGAATTTCATCCTGATATTGTCCCTGTGAGAATCAACTGTTCTTATACTTATAAATAACTGTTCTGCAATCATTTTAGTGCTTTGTCCACTTACTATTAATTTTAATACTTGGATCTCCCTGGGTGTTAATTTCATTTTATTTCTTTAAGATATTCAAGTCTCGTTTTAACTGCCTCTCCTTTGCTTCCTATTGGCTTTATCCATGCATACACGCCCTTTACTTTAGCCACCTCCATAGGTTGTTCCTTTATCTTAAGTAATCCCTTAGGAGTAGTGTAAATGGCTTTCTTCATTTTAAGAGTTCAGGGTTTTGGTAGATGTTTCCTATTACTTCTAGCGTTAATAGTCCACATTTCACAAAATCATATTCCCAATCAGATTTGTTTTTTACATTTTGTCGATGCAACATCATGCAAGGATTTACAATATCATTTTTTATTAAACTTATAAGTTTTTCTTTTTTGAAGGTATCAATAAAAACATAATTTCCTTTGTATATTTCAAACACGATATCTCCCTCATAAATTTCTTTCCCGTTCTTGTCTTTAAGACCTGTATACGATATTAAAATAATATGTTCAGGATGTTCTCCAGTAGGCAAAACAGTTGATACAACCCTTCCGTCCGGTCTCACTAAAAAGTGTAATGGATTTATCCATCGTTTTGTTTTTGATTGCCACGCCCTGAATTTTATCTCTCTGGTTTCCATAGTCTTATTTATCAAGTTTTTCCTCTAATTTGCTTTTCTTGTCCAGTGATTTATAAACAGTCCTGTACTGCTCCTTTACCTGTTCCTTAAGTTCTACCCACTCTTTAGACTCTGGAAATTCTAATGTAGGATCATACCTTCGTGTAATCTCAATTTCGTCCCTGACTTCCACCGGAATTTTTAACCAAGTGGTTTCCACCATAGTGCATTTTAGAGTTAGATTTGTTATTTTAGTTCCCATTATGCGATTTCTTTAAGATATTGCGTTTCGTTTGCTTTGCTCAATTTATAGTGTTCCCGAACATCCTTAACCGTTGCTTTCTTTTTAACAGCGTTTTCCCATTCTGGTGTACCAATATTAATCCACTCCTTATCATCATCGTCTGGATTAGTCTTTGTTTGTGGTTTATTGTTGGAGTTTGCCACTGGCTTTGCTTTGTTTCCATCGTCATCCTCTGCCTGAATAGCAAGTAAGGATTGCAAGGTATACCGCCTGTAATACGAGATACAGGAACCTATCTTTTGCGGATCTGTTAGATCAGGAAGTTTTAAACTGCTCCCTATGGATTCATCACTTTCCAAATCGGTTATATTACTGTGTACTATGCCGTCTTTAATGGGCTGTGTAAGGATTAGATTATTCTTTTCCAGTAAAGGCTCCACGTGTTCCAATAAAGCGTTTATATCGAAGTATTGGCTATTATGAAATGGATTAGTTGAATCCTTTGAGATTTTACCAATCTCCTTTTTCACTGCTGCTATTTTTTTTAGTATTGCATTCATAGTTTTATCTTTTAATTTACCTTTAAAAAATAACCATCTGTCCTCCAAGTTGGAATACTTTCCTAATCATATTGTACCCGTTGCGTAGGAGCGCACCCACTTGTCAGTAGGTAATACAAGCCGTTTAAGTATCTCAACAGCAAACTAATCCCTTGGTGTGATTGTGATATGCCAATAGTTTGGTAAGAATTTGCATCTTACACCCAAATATACATGGACTCTAGCTAAGAGCGCGTCTTATTCCGCCACAATAAATTGTAATACATCACTTGTTCGCCGTTAAGCAGATGGTATTTCATTTATCCAAATACATCTTATCTGGATTACTAATTTACTCAATTTAAGCGTATTTTCCAATCATAACAGGTTAGTCTTTAAAGGTTTCCAATGTCTTTTTAATCAGGTTATCAATTTTACATACGCTATTCATTAATTTCCTATTGTCTTGTTTAAGAAGGATAGGAAAAAATAATTTGTCCCGTACATCCCTTAATACAACAAGAGCGTTTTGGTCATTATCGGTTAGTTTCGGTTTCTGTCCCCTTGAAAGATAGTCGTCTGATTCAATGGGAAAGTTTCGTATGTGAATCTTTCCATGTCCTTTTATGTCAACATAGCCCTCATTATCCTGTAACAATTTTGCTACTTCTTTTGATATTATCATAGTTCTATTCGTTAATAAATTTTACCGGAATACTCTCAAATAAGTCCTCTGTAGTTTTGAAAATAAGGTCTTCGTTGATTGATGGGCGGTTTCCTTCTATGGAATATTCAATAAATAATTCTTCTTTGTTAAACTGTCCGTTTTCAATTACTGATATTGCTATCTCATTTATCCTAACTTCTGTAATAGTTCCTTTGTCAAGAATTAACCCCCTATCTCCTATATTAAATTTAGTTTTGATTTCCATTAGTTCTATTCGTTTAATTAAACCCTTCTACCGATTTGATAGAAGGGGAGGGGTTTTCGCGCTTTAGTCGGCTTCCTATTTTCCTTTGTTTACCCGGTCAACTAAGGATTCTTTACTACTAAAAGCAACCCCTCTTCCTTCTTCACGTCTAGTTGAATAATGATCATCATTACCCATGTATCCTCTAACTAATTCTACATCTATAGAGCTTCCGTCTTTAGCTGTTTCAGTTGTGTGATTGTACTTGTTGTTGTTTTTTCCCATGATATTTATTTTTTTTATTCGTTTAAGTTTGTACATTTAAAAAAATTCTCAAAGTCCGCTTTGTGTTCCGGTATTTCGAAATATGAATTCAGTTCTCCACACATATTAAACCCATATTTATCCTCATCCATTGCATACTGTCCTAAGGTATGAGTATTCAAGTATTTCAAATCAAAGGAATCAAATGAGTGCTTAATCTGTAGGGTATTTTCAAAGGCTCCTACATTAGTAACTTTATACTCGCAGTCTTCTTTATCTGATATAATGATAACTTCATCCCACTTGATAATCGTTTCGAATACTGGTATTGGTTTATTCATCTTAATTTATAAGGTTATATTTGGAGGATACAATACAATTTCTGTTGATGGTACTTTTTGCTCTTGTAATTCATTTTGAAACTCATCTGCTCTTACCTCATCTTTATCAATCGCAATCCTTGTTATGTAGCAATGTAATTTTATTCCGCTTTCGGTTTCTCCCTCCCAAACTCTTGCAGGAACGCCATCTAAATTTGTAATTTTTGTTGTGCTTTCAATTGTTATTTTCATAATTCCGATTTTAAAGTGATCCAATAAAGTTCCAATAATTAGCCTCTGATGCAAAAAGTTCTGATCTCTTGTGAGTAAACAGTTTTCTTTGTGGCTTACTAACCACATCCATCATTCCAAAGTCCATTTCCTCTACAGGCTCAATGATCTCAATCTCTTGGTTTCTTTCTGCTTTGAATTGGATTATGTAGTTTAGCATGATTGTCGTTGTTTTATATTTAGCAAGAAAGTACCCCCATGTCGGAGAGGGTTAGCCGTCCGCAAGAATTTAGCGAAACTCACGGAATTATTTCAACTCCCTTTTAGACCCTATAAACGTGATGTAACATTCATTTCCTACATCGTCTAAAATTTTGAATGTCCTGTATACAGATTTAAGTGCCCTGTTTTCAATTTCTTTTTTTGCGTGTCCGGTAGCCGTGCTTCTGTCAAAGGTTGCTCCTTCCGTTCTGAATAAAGTGATTCTGTTTCTTGTGATTTGATTTTTCATTTTGCTAAATTTTTAAGTGTTTATAAATTATTTGATAAGTCCGTTGTTCTTTGCAAAATAAGCAACACACCAAGCTTGTTTTTCTGAAATTGACTTGTGGTTCATAACAGCCTTTTCTACGATGTCTGAACAAAAATGCCCTACCTCGTCAGCTTTTTGCATGATTTCACTCCATATAGGCAGAATAGCCATTGTTAAAGAGTGTCCGTTGCTGATGTCTTTGATTGATGTTTTGATTTCTAATAAGTTCATAATGCTAAATTTTTGTTGTTGTTTGATTAAGTATACGGTAAAGGTAATACTTTGTTGCGTATTCACAACACTTTTTTAATCTTTTTTCTTTTTAATCAATTTCATACCCAACTTTTTTTCGAGTTTATCAATCATATCTGCGCCTATATTTGTGTGTGCACCGCTAAAATAACTAGATAATGTACTCCTATGTATACCAATGATTGCCGCTAAATCTACTACGGAATAATTTTGTGCTTTTGCCTCTTTTTTTAGTACTTCGTGTTTTTTCATGTTGCTAATATACAACATTTATTTAGGAATTCTAATTAATTTCGTTTTACTTTGTCTTAAACTTAAGATAAAAATTATGGAAGTAAATGAAATTTTACCAGTACTGGACATTGAGGTTTTAAAAGAAAAAGCCCAAGAGGCAGCTATGAAAGGAGCCATTAATGAAATAGAAAGTTATTACAACTCCTATAACTCACCGTATAAAGAAGCTATAAAAGAACAATTAAGCAAGCAGGAGGCTAAATGGAGTATTTCATTGCCTGATATTTTATCAGTAATAAACGAGAGGTTAGTTGCTGAAATAGATGTGATTGCAAATAACGCAATTTCAAAAACGTTTGTTCCAATGGTTAATAATTTCTTAACAAGGGAAAACAAGGAAATTAATTTTTCTTATGTTCTTCAAAGTTTCATAGATGTAATGAAGGATAACTTACCTTATGGAGAAATGATGGATGAGGAGAGTTTTTGTGTTGACGTTGAAAAAGACGATAGGCACGATTGGTTAAACGTTGAAATAGGTAGTGATAAGGGTGTTTATCGTATCACATTTCACACATCTGGAAAGCCTAAAGAGGGAGAAAAGCAAAAATATCAAATACTATCATTACCAAGAACAGATTATAACAGCCTGAGCCAAGTGATGACGCTTAAAGTTGATGGTGTTAGCCTTGAAATGCCTTTCACCAAAGATGTGTTAAAAGATGGATTTATGTCGTTTATCGCTAAGTTAATAATAGCAGATTCAGATATAACTATGGATTGTACAGATTTTCAAGAAGATATGTTTCCGACTGATGAATGTTATTGTGATTAATTTGGAAATCTAAGGATTATTACCGTATATTGTAATTCATAATTGCAAAGCCCGACCAAGGAACAGCAAGAACTTATTTAAAAAATCCCGTCTACGGGTGGGCTATCTTTCAAACCTTGGTCGGGATGCGATAGCCCTTTTTTCGGCTTTAGAATGCTTCGTATTTCAGGGATAAAAGAATAAATACTAAACTTCAATCGTAAATGATTGTTGGATCAGGTAAACCGTGAGTGAGTTTAAACGAATTAGAAAACCTCACACCATCAAATAATATGCGTGGCAGTGTAATACTAATGCGTGCGGTTGAGAGCCCGTAAAGTTACAATGGTTTACGATGGGTTGATCGGAGATTGTTGTTAGCGTGGTGGTTCTTTTACTAGGTTTTTGAATCACTACGTTAACTTCCGGTAAACTCAAGTATTATCATAGATTGTTAAAGTAAAGGAAAATATTATGGATACAGAAGATAAAGTAAAGGAAATATATCTAAGGTATAGAAAAGGAACAATAAGTTTTTCGCAAATGCACGTTGAATTATTTCGTTTACAGAATGAAGGCGATTGCAGATTAGAACCCGTTTTGCACCGAGTGTTAAACGCTTATGATTTATTTATACTGTACACCGTTGAAAGAGTAAACAATCTTACACTATAACACAAGTAACTAAAATAAATATTATGAAAAACTATTATAAAGTATCAATGGATGGAAGTTATTGTATATTCCACGACTTAAAATCAGCATTTGAAATGATCGAAGCTGATTTAGAAAGCTTACCAAAAGAAGATTTAAAAGAGGTGGAAATGATTATTTCTATTGTAGAAATGAGTGAGAAAGAATATGCGGAATTACCAGAATTTGAAGGGTTTTAAACACCCTCAATATTAACATAGAACATTATGGAACAATACAAAATAATAACCGGAACGGCAAAACAAGTTGAAAAAGAGATAAACGACTTCAATAAAGAATATTTCTTAGTAATAATGGGAATTACTGCAACAAACGAACAAACAACAGTTATAATAGAGCTATTAGAAAAAAGGGAATAGAAAGTTAAACTTAACATAGAATGTATATGAAAAATAAGGAGCTGATAAAAAGACTGGAAATCCACAGAGATAAAATAACTGAAACTATAAAAGCTTTTGATATAGTAATTGAAATGTATTCAGAAAAAGTAAATAACAAGGATGATTCTAAGGATATTAATTCAGTATTTGACTTCCTTAAAACTTAAATACAGTATTATGAAAGACGAATTTGGACAAGACGAGCGATGTATTGAATGTGGAATCCCATTTTTAGCTACAAATTATCATGAACAATATCATGGAATGTGCTCGGAGTGTCACGAATTTCATTTGCAACAGGAGGCACAAGATGAACACAATTATGAAAGAGAACTTGAAGAATGTTCTGGCGAATGTATTGCTAATGGTCTACCCGAATGTATTTGTAATGATTAACCCTTAATCCATCTGTAACATAAGAAAAAAGAAGATTATGAAAGAGCAATACAGGGATATTATAATTAAAAGTGGAGTACTGAAATTGATGTGTTCTAAATGTAGTGAATCTTTTGAACTAAAGCAAATTACTGTTTCCAACCCATGCAGGTTTTTCCATTTCTGTTCTCGTTGCTCCATGTGTAAACTCTGTTGCGCTTGCCAGTACAGCATGATTAACCGTATCTCCTTCATACAACTTAACTAGCCCTTTGGTCCCATCATTAGAGGGTCTTATATCGCCCTCATCAGATCCCACACATAACCCACATATTTCGATTATATCATCATTTGGAATTGCTATTATAAAATATCTGTTATCTGCCATTTTATCTTATTAAGGTGGTGCATCGTTTAAAATATCTCCTGGTTCCATATTAACGGGCAATCCATCATTACTTCCTATCTGATCTGTAATACTAGCAATAGTATCACCCTCTCCATTTTCTAACCATATTACTATGTCCGCATCATGATTAGCTGTACTTCCTGGTTTACCTCCATTAAACTCTGTTGTAACGTTCGCGGCTGATAATACTTTTTTAAAGAATTTAACATCATCAATTTGACCATCATAATGGAAAAGGAAGCCCGGGTGTCTCCCCATGTTATTATTATTTGTTCCCGGATAACCGGATACTAAATTATTACTATCTGTTGTAGTGGCTTGTACACTGTCATCAACGTAAATAGTAAACCCTGATACATCGGTAGCCCCATTGTGAGTTACCACCACATGATGCCAATTACCATCGTTAAAAGTGGAAGTTGTTCTAACGGCTGCAAAAACAAAAGAACCATTCCGTATTTGGGCAACCACTTTTCCAAGTGCATCCACGTTAATTAAGAAGCCTTCAAAGATGTCTGTTTTTAAATTACTTATTAATACCCCAGCAGAAACAGAGGTAGTTTTAAACCAACAACTAAACGAACGAGATACACCCACATTCATCCTGAAATTAGTATCAAATACAAACGTCATATACTCATTCGCACCGTCAAAAATCAATGATTGAGTAGATATATAGGTAGAGACAGCCATTTCAAACAGTTCGGAACTTATACTATAATCTGAATCTAACAATTGAGCCCCGTCTATTAAACATTTGGTGGTGTAATTACCAGATACAATAGTCTTTTGCAATTGTGTTTCCCCTGCTATTGGTTTTAGTATATCTCCACTTAAAGCGCCTCTTAAAGAGCTTATTTCATGGATAGAATCATCTGTGCCCTGAACCTTTACCTGAAGCCTTGTAATAGCTTCAAAAAGAGCCAACGTTTTTACATTACCATCATCATAGGTTACTGTTACAGTTGAATCTTCCAGCTGTACAAGATTATCACCTAATCCATTATTGTTTTCATCAGTGAGTACGGTTGTTCCTGTAAAGTCAGGGGTTACATTCCGGTCCTTTTCATAATCAAATACTCTAATTTCAGGGCTAGTTGTGTTATATGTGGTAATTATTCCCCCCTTTCTTACTCTCAGTACTTGCCTGATTCTAATTACAAAATCATTTTCCCCTGAGAACCTGTCCGCTTTTTTATTGAGTCCATTATTTAATTCGTTCGTATCAAAAAATGAACCATCAACGGTGTTTAATTTTTCCCAATCCTGCCACGATATTTTTAAACCTATTTGGTATCCGTAATTCTGATTTCCAAAGGCTAGGTTCCCATTTGATATTTTTAGAAAATTATTCTGATCTCCGGCTTTTAATAAAAAACCCTGTGTATCATCCAACGCAAGCACCTGTATTTGTTCAAAAGGAGTCAAAAGCTCCGTTTTTACGGTTTGGGTTATAGTTGGAATAGTGTAGGATTTGATTACAAATAACTTATCTGTTATCGTGTTTTTTGCTATCAGTTCTATAAATAGTTCTTCAATATCCACAAGTTCAGCTTCTACTTTTATATCAAAACTTCCATCCAACATAAAACCTTCTTCAATCCATGTTTCAATGCTTGTATTTCCGGTGGTTACACCATCAACAAAATCAGTTACATGATCATAAAATTCCATAGTCTCGTTTTCTACAAGTCCTGTTATGTCTGGGTTTTTAGTAAGTCGTGCCGCGTCAATGGTTAAAGCTACCCTGTTGGACAACTCAGCGGTTAGCAAATTATCTGCCAGGGAAATATATAATTCGTATGCTCCATCGTCAAAAATACGAGTAAGTTGATCAATAGTAAATTCTGTTTCAAATTGTATATCTAAATCTCCGGCATTTAAAACACCTGTCAGGTTCTTAATAACTCCCCCACTTACTGCCCCTCCATCAATAGTGTTTCTAAGGCTATCAAATATCGTAGCGGTTTGGTAATCATCGCTTGTACTTTGTAATACGTTAATTTCCGGCAAATAGGAAAAGTGCATTACAAATGGGTGTGTAGCTGTAAACGTTCCTGTAGTGCTTATCGTTGCAAGTATCCTTGTGGTAGCTTTGGCTTCTATAGAGATAAACTTCCGATTTGGAAGTGATGGTATGCTGTAAGAAAATGAGTCTGTCGTAAAGACATTTGCGCCTCCATCGAAATTCTCATTCCTCCATCCTACAGAATCATTAGCAACCCTATCCAATGGAAGAGGTCTAAGCCTCGCATTATCACCGCCTACACCCATTTCTATTACTGTCTTGTAGAAAACAGTTTCATTCCTGTACGGATCTGGTATGTTATTAGTTTGTAAATTACTTAATTGATCTTCACGCCCGGCAGGAAGTACAATAAAATCATGTTCTATTTCAAAAAACTGCACATTGTTTGCTGTTGCAATTCGTCTTTTTGCTTGTGAACTTCCTGTGTTTCCCCGTACTGGTTGTCGTGCAACTCCTGTATGAAAATTTAAATCCGTTAATCCGTTGTATTCAAAAAGCTGAATAGATTGTAATAATTGCTGTACTAAATCGGTTTGGTTGGATAAATCAGTGAAATTATATTGGAATATTAACTGATCTAATTCAGTAGCAAGTTTAACAACCGCATCTGTATAATCTGTGTCTGGAATAGCGGATGCTGTATCATCAAACTCAATAAGGTTTCCATTAACCAGAAGCGCAACAGCACCCGTAAATGTTGTAGCACCAACATTATCTAGTAAATCAAATGTATCTCCTTTTGTAATTCCTGCCGCGATAAAGTCAGCGCTATTGGCAACCAATCTTTTTGTAGTTCCGCTTATAGTTGATACTGTAAAAACATCTCCATTACCGGGGTTTGCAATACTCTCAATTTGTACCCTAAATTGAATATTAGCCTGTACCTTTTCCCCTGCATTCGCTTTTAATACACTGGTTCTATTTGTTGCCCCGGTGTCAAAGTTCCTTATCTCATGATAAAATTCTATGTTTTCAATTAATGTCGGCATTATGAACTAAAATTTCGTTTAATTGGTACTTGTACCTTGTCTGTAAAGTTTATGGTAAATCTTGCCATAGTATTCATTTCATAAAATTTTACCTCTTCTTTTCCTTCTTTAGCTACAGGGATTTCCCTATAAGGTTCTTCAAAATTAAATACCCCGTATGGTGTTATAAATATATCATTAGCTAACAATCTATCTTTTATTAGTGGTTTCAATACACTGGCAGGGTGCAAAGTTAAGGTCATAGCATAAAAGATTTTAACTTTCTCCTGATCCTGTTCAACTCTTCTGCCGGATGTAATATGATTCTCAATAATGTCTTCGTAATCAATCATATCAAACTTACCATACAATCGAACATGTCCAATCCATTCAAGATCAAAATTAAAACCTCCTTCAATGACTCCAAATTGCCTTGTACGAACTCTTATTGTCGGGTCCGCTCTCTGGTCTTCATAGATAGCTAAATTGAATTTATGGCTGTTTTGTGGATCTCCGGTTACTCCAATAATTGTCCTGGTAAACTGAAAGAAATATATTCCTACTCCAAAAGCATCTTGAATCAAATTCCAATCCGCTAAAAAACCTATTTTTTTCTGATCCGGGAAAACGGTATTAGGGAAAAATGTTCCTAAAGTATCATCGGTAATCGTTGCTTTCTCTACCTCATTATTACCCTCAACTTTAAATAATTTGAGCAACAATGTATCAGTGGTTAATGATAGACCGAATAATAAATCGGTTTTATCATTTTTGTAGTCATCAACAATTCCTCCTGATTCTGAAAAAGCCATTTCAATATACTCTGATTCATATAAACATAAATCAAATGCTTTTGGTATTAAGTCGTTCAAATCGGCACGAGTAACCACCTCCACATCTTTTTTTGTGGTTAGCCCCGATGATATTAATGGGTTAGTATCAAGTAATTGTTTTTCTACTGCCATTTCTTAACTGGAATATATTGAATATGTTTATTATAGTCAGGAATACTATCCTTATACTTTTTGAAGGTGTTTTCTTTAAGTTTCTCAGCACGCTTCTGTAATTCATTACTAGAATTAGTGTTCTTATTGTTCAATGCGTTCACGCTCTCATTCAGGATTTCTGTCATTTCCTTTTTTAGCTCTTTGTCCTGAAACTTATTAAGTTGCTTTTTCATGGTTTTTAAGCCCGACACAAGTGCCTTTTCCATATCCCCAAAACCGCTTAAATCTATCATAATGTACTTATTAATGTCTCTGTGATGTTGTCCGTATACTGTTCTTCAATCCAATAATTTGCCGTTGCTTCATCTGCATCCAGTTGCCACTCAATGAATTCCATTTTACCTCTTTTACCATCATGAGTTGCAAAATACGAATTTAATCTGAGTTTTAAAAGATCAGCAAATGTAAATGGTATTTTTCTACCTCTGAATAACTTCCTTTGTCTTATTATTGGGTTGGTATCCGCAAACGAATCACTTAGATAATATTTGTTATAAAGTGGCAATGCGGAAAGAATATCTCTATGGTTTTGAGGAATTCTGTATTTTGGTCTGGATGGAGCAATAGCGATGTTTTCCAATAATACCAGTTTAGGAACACTGTATGATTTAGAGGACAATTTTACTACTCCCAGTCTTGGTTCTGTAAGGAAGCTTAATATCGTTCCTACCGCAGGAGGTATGTCAATACCTACATTATTTAAATTTGCACCGATTTGGTTTCCAAAGATTTTATTTACCTGAATGAGCAAGGGGGCTAACCTAGCCTGTAATAATTGAAATAGTTCTTCTATCTCTGATAACTCAGATTTTCTACTCGCCAATGCCATAGGAATTCTTATATCCTCAAAGCCATTTATAAGCACCATTTTAGGATCGTTTACCACTATCGGTTCACGGATTGCCTGTACATCTATTCCTTCGTCATCTTCTAATGTCCATTGCTCATTAGAATCTGTGGCAAAACCTAAAACAGTTGTTCCCTGCATTTCATTAGTATTCGGCATAAAAAACTCGCTTTCCAAATCAATTGCAGAAGCGTCGCTATTGCCTACATCCTGTAAAACAAAAGTGCTGTTTTTAATCCAGAAAGGATCTGAGTCTGTTCTAATGTGTACGGTATCATCTATAATTCCAATCCTTGCGTTTCCTATTCTTAGGGCTATGTTAATTAATTTACTTACCGTTTCCCCAGGTTCGCCAATCTTCGGAACCCCCGAAAGGATTACATTATCTCCTGATCCTTTAGCGGGCATATACGCGGTTGTTGCGAGTTCATCAATTCCTGTTTCAAACTTATATCCGAAAAAGTCAATAGCCTTTTCCAACAAGTCCTTTATAAACATTCCCTTTTGGAGTTTAATACGCGGTACTAATAAACGCGCCATTTCCCCTAATAATCTTAATATCTCTTTAATTAACGCAAGGAGAAATAGTATATCCAATCCAAGTGTTATAACGGCAAGCACAAGCGACCCTGGAATTCCTGTTACCGTACTTGCTAAACCAACGATTATTGCAATATCTTTGAAAATTTCTTTTACCAGTTGCGCCCCTTGGATAACAAACATTGTAATTGATAGTTGAAGAGTTGCCAGTTGTCCTTCTCTGTCCAGCGGTTCAACAATAAAAGGAATATCAATAAAATCACTCTTCTTAAAGACTCCAATTTCAGCAGACGCAAGAAACTCAAAAGTATTTACCCTTGCCCTGTCATCAAATGAATTTAACCCATCCAATTCCTTGATTGTAACCCGTACTTTAATCGGGCTTATTTCTTGGTAATCTCTTTTAAAATCAATATACCCGTCGAAATCCGTAACAGTGGTAACACCATCGCTTACATCTCTTCTCACTGGCATTCCTTCGAAAATTCCTACACCTCCGGTAAGTCCGGCTTTTCTGTAGGCAATTATTTCCTGTGCCCCAATCCCTGTATAAATAAATGTATCGGTATCAATGGATGGTTGATTTGATTCGGAAATCCTGTTCCCTGTTGCGGTGTCGGTAAATACAAATGATGCACGTGTTTTTATATCCCTCCAATTTATAGGCTCTCTTCCTGATTTACCGTTAAGGTAGAATATGGGTGTAGCTAAACTCAAAATATACCGTCTTTTTCGTAAGTGTTTTTAACCCTTTTACCATTTCCGCTTACCTCTTCTACAAGTCTACCCAATGCATCTAAACTCCAATTTGTTTGCTTAATCTTTTTATAAGCATTATCATTTGACTTAATCAATTCATCCATTTTGTTAAGCATCTGGTTATTTGATTGATAATTATTAATTATATGAAGTTCTTTATGTTTACGATCTGCTTCTATTAATTTACCTAATTTATATTGTTCAGCTAAATGTCCAAGTTCAGCATTACTAATGCCTTCCATTTTTATATTATCCTTTTTAGGAACCACCCTTTCGTGATCATGTAGCACTTTTAACCTTCCTCCTTTGCTGTCTAAAGGATTGTTGACTGTTCCAGTGTCTTCTGTTCCTTCATATAACCCTCCAAGAGCAGATATAAACAAACGTGCTGCTGTAAATTGTGCAATACTTGTGAGTACTGGTTGTTTTACATTTGGGTTCCCTGCGTTGTTTGCAAGTAGTTTCAAAAATACCAATCCTTCCTCAACTCTTTTTTGTCGTTCTACCTCCTGAATTCTTTCTAAAGTTGCTTCACGCTCTTTTTCTCTGGCAAATACCAAATTCTCCTCTGCATCAGCAACGCCACGCCTTGCATCTTCTGCTAATGAATCCTGTAATTTTTTACTCGCTGCAATTTCCTCGTCAAATTGATTAAGTCTTTCCTGGTGGGCTTTCCTTTGGGCTTGTATACCTTTATCAATAAGACCCTTAGCAAAATCAAAGCCGCTTGTAAGTTTCTTTTTTATGGCTGCTAAAAAATTATCCTCCTGCTCTAATGCTTGTTCATTTGCTTGCGCTTGTAAATCTAGTTGCCTTTGAATGCTATCATTCTCTATCTTTCTCAGCTCTTCTGTTGCTTCTTCTCTTATTTTTGTTCTTGCGTTTTTAGTAAGATTTTCATTTTGCAAAAGGATATCCCTCCGTAACTCAATTTCTTTACGGGTTTCTTCCGTTTCTTTTCGAATACTATTTAATGCAGATGTTAGTTTTTTCTCATTAAATTGTTCGCTTTCATTGAAGTCTTTTACTCTTGATGTGCTTGTTTCTTTGGCAATTGCTGCTGCCCTTTTTTGTCTGGACAATAACAAAGCGTTTAAACCTTCATCGTCTTTCTCTTGTTGTAGTTCTTTTATTGATTTTGGTTGCCTTGCCTTTCTAACGTCCTCCACACCATCTTGTCGAGCATTTTCTTGATCTTCTCCTGCTTGCTTTGCCAGTTTAAGTGCTTCATCATCTTTAAATAATGCTTCTATCCTGAATTTTGCAACGCTTATGCTATCAGTAAGCCCTCCTAAGAATGCTTTCCCTATTGCATCGGAACCATCCTTTATATCCTTACTTGCGGCGGCACTAATAAGCCCCTTTCCTAAATCTTCCTGAAACTTTGCTATTGCCTTATTCCTTTCTTCTTCATCAAAGATATTAACCAGTATAAGGGCGAAATCTTTTGCAAGCGTTCCGGCTGCGGCAAAACCGTCTCCAATACCTCTAAAGAACCCCCTGAATATTTTTGCGGTTCCTACAACTGCATCTCCAAGCCCCAAAAAGAATGCACTCATAACATCCACAATTATGCCTATGAGTTCAGGAATGTTATTTAACACCTGTACAAAAAACTGGAAAGATCCAGTAACATCTTTGAGCCTTTCGGATGTAAGCCCTAATCTTTCAGCTAATCGCCCAATCAAATCAACCGCTAAACGGATAGGGAGAATAAATAGTTTAACAACACTTATCAGAACCTCAAAAGAAGTTTTAATAGCTGTCATTATAGTACCTAAAAAAGAGAATTCTTTCTTTGCTTCTTTGCTTTCTCCTGAAATGATACTAAGCGCGGTTGCTAGGTCTCTGAGAACAAACTTAGCAATGTCACTCATTACTCCGCTGCCGTCCTCCATTGATAGGATAAGCCCCTCCCATGAGGAATTTAGAATTTTAATTGAACCTTCTAATGTATCAAGTTGAATATCAGCCATTGCTTTAGCTGCTCCTCCTGCATCCAGCAAAGATTTTTCGAATCCTTCTGTTACCTTGGTTCCTTCTGCTAATACTAAAAACGCCTTTGCAGCCTCTTTGCCTACTAAGTCAACAGCGGTTCCTAATTTATCAGAACTCACACTTACTTTTTCTAATCCCTTTTCAAGATTTAATCCCTTTTCATTAAGGTTGATAAATGCAGTTGCCAGACTTGTTCCTGCCTTACTTCCACTAATCCCAGCATTGGCTAATGTACCCAATAATGCTGTTGTTTCTTCAACACTAATACCAACAGCCCTTGCCGCAGGTGCTGCGGTTTTCATAGACTCCCTGAATTTATCTATATCTAAAGCCGAAATAGAAAAGGATCTCGCCATTAAATCAGTTACCCTTTGTGTTTGGTCGGCTGCTAATCCAAACCCTCCTAAGGTAGCCCCTGCAATTGCTGCCGCTTCTGCAAGATCCGAACCTGTTGCCGCTGCTAGATTTAGCGTTGCTTCTGTTGCATTGATTATAGCATCAGGATTGAAGCCTAATTTTGCAAATTCTGTTTGAAGAGACCTCACTTCTGTTGCGCTGAACGCCGTACTTGCACCCAGATTTTTTGCGTCCTCCGCAAGTTTGTTTATATTGTCCTCGGTGGCTAAATCTCCTAGTGTAGCCGCAAGGTTTGCCCCTGCCTGTTCAAAATCCTTTATAATACCAACGGCTGAACGAATAGCACTACCTGCAAGTAATACAGCTCCGGCAATTGCTCCGGCTCCTGTAGTAAATTGTCCAACAGCTCCCAATGATCCAGTTAATGCAGAACTATAATTACCTACATTTCTTTGGAATTGCCCAACTGCTGCATCTGCACTCCGTAATCTTGTATCTAATTTTTTTATTTGAGTTGCAAGCCTTCTCGTTTTACTTGTCGCGGTTCCCTCCGTTAAAGCAAGATCCTTAAAACGCTTTCTAAGTCTGTTTAATAATGCTGATTCCTGCTGATAACGAGATGTTAATTTTTCCGTTTCTCTCTTTAGGCGTTTAGTTATTTTTATCTGTCTTTCTTGCTCTTTTCGAACTTGTGTTTGTGTCCTATTTTTAGCTTGTAAAAGCTGTTCTTCGGTTTTTAGAAGTTTTACTTTTTCATTTTCAATTTGAATAAGTTCTTTCTCCCTAAGAGCCGATGTTTTAAGTTCTTCATTTAATGTTTTGTGACCCTTAGCAGTGGTTAGATCCAAGTTCTTAACGAGTTTCTTTTGTGCTGCCGATACATCCTTTAGATTTTTCTCTGTCAGTTCGAGTAATTCGTTTAACTCCCTAACCCCCTGTAGCGATTGATTTGAAATAATCGCCATTATGCTGCGTTAAGGAGTTTAGATTCACGCTTGATTTTCTCCGTATAGTGGTCAATCATGTCATTATATTCCTTTACGGTCATGTCGAAAATATTAATTTCTCTATATCGCACCTGATCTTGTAAAGATTGAATATTAGGTTTACCTCCCCCCTCCTGCAATCGTTGCTCAATGGATTTTATTTGAGCTTCTTTTATTCGAATGTAATTATTGATAAATGCGTTTCGGGTAGAAATCAAGTCTGAAATTAAAGCATGTAACTCTAATTTTAGAGTAGTTAACTCATTTACATCGTCACTGAATCCAATGTATTTGATATAAGAATCATAGGTTATGAATTCCCATATTTTAAGAGATTTAAAAGAATGGTCTGTTTTCCTTTTATCAATTTTAGAAATATCCCTACTTGATTTAAGATTACGGGTTAACCACTTTAGATCCTTTGTTTCCCGGACTTTCCACCATGCACCAATCGAAAGAGTTTCAACAGATTTATGATATAATTTTCTTCTCAATATAAATTTAAGATCATTCTTCCATACCCTAAATTGATAGAGCTTTTTTTGCTTCCATTTCAAAAAACGGTTGAATAAATACTGACAATATGATAAGATTACTTTCACTTAAACCTACTACTCTACTTTCATCAAAACTATCAAATACACTTTCTCCATCTGGTTTATCTCCTTTTGCTTCTAATCGAAACCCCATTAATAAAGGAAATACCGTGAATGTCTCATAGAATGCCCCGGTATCCCTTAAGGTAATGTGGTCGAATCTTTGATTTTTTCTAACCTTTTCCTGTATGGTAAACACACTGTAATCGCCCAAACTAACCCCGAATATATCCTCTCCCTTTGCAAAAAGCTGTGATGTTGTCTGACCTTCTGTGTTTAATTCAATTATAAAGTTCTGTACCCTGGGGTTTCTCCATACTTCCCTAAGAATCCTGTTTACATCGAACTTCTTAACCTTCTTTAGCAATACATCGAAGTCATTCATTACAAAAAAGGGGCTTAATTATCGCCCCCTTCAATCTCTTCTGTCGATGTTTCAATAATGATATTTTCAGATTCTATTACAGAATCTTTAGAACGAGATTTTTCAACATCAGCCCAAGCCTCATTAATATCAACTAAACCGTCAAACACTTCCTTGAATTGCTTCTTAGTTTTCAAATGCTCAATTCCTTTTAAAGTGAAAGAACATCTATTGCCTTTATATAAATAAAAATCCTTCATATTATGGTATTAAGATTTCTTCGGCTCTCATCTCAAACTTATTAGCTACTCCAGTCGCTGAACTTGTTAACTCTAACACATCATCCGTGTCCTGAGTAGGAATAACAAAGACATAAATTCCGCTTAATGCTGGGGTTTCCACTACTGTCGTTATGGTTATGGTTCCCGGTGCAGGACTCAATTCGTTTAAATCAAAATCCGCAGCCACAGCACCTGTAAATAAGGCTTTGTCTCCTAAGAAACCAGTGTCAAAAGTTCCGGTCGCTATAAATCCCGTTGTGGTAATAGCAGATATTGCCATATTTACTGGAACAACGCCCACTGCTCTTAATATGTCTGCGTCTGCATCAACCGCAACAGGGGTAATATCTTCATCCCTGAAAAATTTATCAATATCAAAATTGATAGTAACATCGTTTACAATTGTGTTATTTGCAAAATGGTAGATTGAATCAAATGTACTTTTTGCAATCTCTAAAGGTCTACCTATATCCAGATCTACTTCTTCGGTTACGATTACCCCACACTTATCTATGAAAAACACAGACCATTCAGCAACACCCCCACATTCCCCGGTTGTTAACCCTTTTAGCAATCCGCTATCCTGTGCCTTCATCATTATGGTAGCTGAACGGATACCATCTCGAACCCTGAAATTAGTACCATCCGGTGCAGTATCTAAAACGGTGTCGGATTTTGGCAAGTCAGCGTCGTTAAATGCTGGCAATAAATGCCATCGTTTCGAAATGTCCGGATCAACCAAATGTAATTCTAATTCTACTTTTGTTAGTGTTTTTTCACCTCCTGTAAAATCAATTACATTTCTTGATCCATCATCTGCAAAGGTTTGTAACAAAATACCCCGTACAATGTTTTTTAGGTCTATGGCTCCGGGGGCTATTCCCAGGTTTCCAATTCGTTGTGTACTCATTTTTATTTATTGTTTATTGTTTAACATGCCATATCGTGTAATACTCTTAAACTTAATTTGAATACATGATATGGTTCCATGTCATCAAACTGTACTTGATCTATTCTTAAATCGGAATATACATTAGAAATTCCAATTGCTATATTCGTTATGTTTGCGCTGTATGGATTATGTTTCAACGCATTATAAACGTCTGCGTGCGCTTCTTCATCTGCCCTATGTGTAGTGATTGCAGGATAAGCCTCTTTTAGATTTACCTGGAATATTATATCTACATCACTTTCAATCCATTCATTAACAGGTCTGTTGTCAGAAACCAAAAAGAAAGATGTGGCTGTGAAACTATCATTAGTAAACACCTCTATGTACTCATTGTCTTTCAAAAAGAACTCTGGTAATTTACCATCCTTTGATTCATTTTTATTAACCCTTGGGAAAACTTCATACCCTTTGCTCCCTGCCGCTGTTTCCCACGGCAACTTACTAAACAAATCTTTTTGTAAATTATCTATTGGTATGTCTACTCCAACGGGCTCTATCTTCTGAATCAATGCCATTATGCCTTATTCCATGTACCTCCCTCATACATCCAAAAACCAATCACTGTAAACGTTACATCAGTCGTGGTAACATATATCACCATGCTGTCAAAAGCATTCAGAGCTGTTGCTTGTACCGCCGTAAACTTTAGTATTCCTTTATTTCTTGAGCTTCTAACCTTTCCCATTATAATAGTTCTGCATTAATTGACGTAATATTTCCTGTTGGAACAGCGCCAAAAATCTCATAACTCATTCGAAATTGTTTCCACTCTACTTCTTCCGCTATCCCTTCATCTGTACCAACAGTTAGTAATTCAACAAAAGATGTAGGTGTTCCATCCTGATTGCTGACTTGCATTACCATATTTTCCACCTGATTTAATGTATTTGGAAAATGAATAGACAATGTTAAGTTTTTTCCTAGTCCACTTGGTATATCAATTTTATGCCAATCGGTCACAAAGTTTACCCCTCCTGATTCGTTGGCAAGTTCAACACCTCCTTTTAAAATAGTTAGTTTACTCATGTTATTGTACTCACAAAAATTCCTTCTGAAAAATACCCCTCTTTCAGTTTCTCAAACTCTTTCTTAATTTGAGTAATGGATATAAATAATTTTTCTGCTAACCCCACAATTCTACGTTCTCCTCGTTGTCCGTTTATCTCCAACAATACCCGGTTAATCAAATCCATTGATTTACGCTGTTCCTTATTACTTCTAAGGCTTGCCGTATATGTAGACATAAAATTGATTTGAAAATCAAGGTTTATGGCTTCTGCAAATAGCTTTTCATTTTGAAAAATCAAGTCTGTGAAATCATCGTAAACCGTAATGTCAGGGTTTAATCCTATATCATCACTCAATCCTTCATTATCATCAATATCCCATAGAGTTTCCGTATTGTGTCCTACAACCTCAATCCTTCGAAAATGCATGTGCGTTATAATGCTTTTAATATCAGCGTTCTCAAACTCTCTATCAAACGGCTGGATCGTTAACCCAGTCGTTAAATAGCCTAAATAATAATCTCCTTTATAAGTACCTCCTGAATTATCAACTACAAAATTTAGTTGCACTTCCTCATGGGTAGATGATATAGTAATAACCTTTTCAAATATCGGGGTGTCCTGTGAAGTATTAAACAACAACAGTTTAAAGTCTCCTGTTCCCTGAAAATTCAGTAATATCCGGGTAATCTCAAAAGCTACATTTTTCTTGTCATCTAGTTCAATCCTCCACCCTACAAAACCATCTGTTAAAGTAGTAACATCCACTTTATTGATAGCCTTCTTAAACAAAAGATTTCTATCAATATAATCAGCATCATTAAATACCACATTGGCAACACTAGCAATACTATCTCTTTGCATATTTCTAAGCAAAGTATTAAATTGAGTGTCATTAATATCCACAAAATCCTGTGTATCTTTTAGGTAATCCAATTTAACCAAAGGATTATCATTCACAATATAACCGGAACGGCTTGTTTTATTGTCAGCATCCAACACGGGTAAGTCCGGGTTAAATGGTTGCCTGAATCCTACAAGCTTATAAAGCGTATCCTGTATTTTTGTGACCTGGAACACTAATCTTCTTTCTTAGCCTTTTCCGGTTTAGGAGGTGTTTTGTATTCTATTTTCTCTCCTTTACAATACTCCTTTGTTTTAGCTTCATGAAACTTATAATAGATTCCACTATTAGAATATCCGCTTTCTTTGGATTGAGCATATTTGTGAGTGATCAACATTTTTTCCTGTAAACATTTTCCATGCTCTTTATTCCATTTACCATTTATAGAAACAGCCTTGTGCTTCGAATAAATACCCAATCCATTGGGTTCTTTTAAATCTGCCATAATTTCTATATTAATGCTACTGCAAATAAAGTTGATTCTCCCGCCGGGGTCAATGGTGCATTATCTAACGCAATATCTACTGACACTTCCCATTCTGTTTTAACATCCTGAGTAAAACCATTTGTAGATGTACCATTTTCTCTCTCCATAAAAGTATGTAAAGCATAAGTAAGGTTATCTACCGGGTTTATGATGGTGGAATACTGATTTTCTTTAGTGTCAACAGCTTGTCTGTTTTGAATTGGAATCCAGTCTAAGGCAGATATTGTTCCTTCTGGAACAGCAACCCAAAAACCTTTTACATAAGAAAGAGTGGCAGCTAATGCAGTCATTTCAACAGAATGAACAAACGTAATGTTCATAAATTGAAACGTAAGGTTCGCACTGTTTCCACCTCCTTGATTGGCTTGGAACTCAAATTTATTAAACGAAACGGTATCACAGAAAACTACTAGTTTACTGGAATACTTGTTTTCATGCATCATCGTTTTAGTGATTTGCGCAGCCCTTGTACCTTCTGAACTTTCGGTAATTTCAAAGGTATCGTTGGTAGCATTAAATGTACCGTCCGCTGTTGCTGCGTTTACAGTTGTTCTGTTGTTAAACAAATGGTCTGCACTATCATCCTCTAACCCTTCTGCAAAGTTTGCAAAAACATTTTCAAATTCATTGGTGATTAATTCGGGGGCACTCAGTACATTATTGTCTGATGTTTTCAATGAAGTCTTAAACTTATCATTGTTTGTGATAAAGGATGGTGTAAGTATCCCGGAATCCCCCTTTACTCCTGTATGATCGTGTGACCTTCCAGTTCCTAATGTACGTGAAGTCCTAAGCTTAAATATAGCCTCAATCGTTCGGTCTTCTCGCATCCTCACCTCTTTATGAGATGGGACCATAATTTCCCCGTTTCTTACGAACTCTTTGAATACTACTGGATCTCTGAATCTTTTTTCAGGATCTGCGAAGTTCCGCATCAATATGGTTTGAACCTCTACTAAATTTGATGGTGTATAATTAGCCATTGTTTTTGGTTTAAAATTGGTTTAAAAATTACTATGAATTCTTAGCTACCGCCTTTATCCCATGCTAATTGCCATCAACATTTATGATTAGAATTGTTTATTTGTTCAAAAGTATATAAATTATTTCATAAAATGCAAGACTTTTTGTTAAAAATTATATTGTTAATGTCTTGTTTGCGACTCTTTTTTGTAATTCCCTGTTAAATTCAAGTGATCCTGCATTCATTCCATTTTCTTTCATTTCTTTTTGAAACGCTTCCAAGCTTCCTTGTTGTGGATTGCCCGGCTCATCTCCTCCGTCACCTCCTCCATTCTCTTTTTTAATAAACTCTTGAGAGAATGTTTTAACCACTGCCTCTACTCCTAATGGATTCTTTATATCATCCTTCAACACCTCTCCATTCTTTTTAAAGACAAGTTTTCCGTCAACAAGTTCCCGTTCATTTCTTGTTTTAAAAATGGTTAACATATCTGCTTTAGAAAGCCCCGTTTTTTCTTTCCCCGGCAATTGGTCCAGAATCATGGTATCAATAGATAATTGCTGGTCTTTGATTTGCCCTTGTTCCTGTAGGGTTTTAAAGGAACTCTGTGACTCTGTTAATTGGATTTGTAGGCTAGTAACGTCTTTTGTGAGTTCATCAATTTTTGCACTCGGTTCAATAGCCGCTTCTTTAAGAACGTGCGCTTTAAAAGCATTTATAAAATTACTAGGGTCTTTTCTTCCTTCAAACTCAAGGTTTAAAGTTGCCTTCATTTCCTTCAATACAAGCTCCCTTCCTGTGGTTTCTCCCTTACCAAAGGATTCGTTTTTTATATTCGTTTCAAGTGTTTCCTGTGCTTCCTTTGTTCTTACTACTAAATCATCATTTAGTTTAATTTCCACCTCTTCCTCAGCGGTTAATAAATCAGTGAGGGTTTTACCATCCTCCAATACCACGAACTTTTCCAGTTCATTCAAATTTTTAATTGCCATATTCTTATACGTTGATTAATTCTAAAAGTTTTGTTGATCCAGCTTTGTGATGATATTCTATCTTTTTTAGATCACAATATTCTCGTAATTGAGCCTTAGTCCAATATTCATTTGGTTCTGGTAAAGAGGTTGGTATCTTTTGAGTTTGAGTCGCTGTCTTTACTGCTTCGATTAGTTTTCTACTTCCTTCTACTTGTAGCAGATCCATTTCACGCCTTGTCTCCCTCCACTTTATATGCTCCTTTATCCATTCCTTTGTGGCTTCTTCATCTATCACATAGAGTTTGCCACAATCTAAATAATTTGCATTGATTCTGTCAAGGTGTTTTTGAGTTACCTTCTGATTTGATCTTAATAATTTACCTGCTTTGAAATCCTTACTGAACTTGCCGTCCATTCTAGACAGTTGGTAATAATTCGTTACTAGTATCTGCATTATCTATTTTATTTTTGTTAAACCATGTTTTAAATTCTGTTATCAAAGGTTTCCTACCCTTTGGAAAATCTTCTTTAGCCAAAGTATTCCACCACTTTTCAAATAATCCTTTCCTTTGGGCTTCTTCCCTTCCAAATATCTCCAAAACCTGTTCAATAGTCAGGTGGATATAAGGCTCAATTTCAAGTTTCAATAACTCTTTTCTAAGCCATGCCGGATCGCTTCGGTATTTTGCGGTTACATATTCATTTAAAAGCCTGTCCAGGATAGTGGTATTGTCTCCTTTCTCTTTTGCTTTCTCATACCTGTCAAGGATAACATCAGGCGGCTCAATAATATACCTTCTACCATAGCTGATAAATGCTATAGATTCTTTTTTGTCCTTTGCCGGATCTAAGAAATTAGCACACCATTCTGTGATCTTCCACTCAATGAACTCCGCTGAACTGGAATACATTGTGAGTTTGTTAATTACAGGCTGTGTATCAATGAAACGTCCTGTTGCTGTCTCATTGTTTTTCTTTTCTTTGAACGTTCCCCAATGGGTTTGTTCTGCAATTCGCTCTAATAGCTCGAGTTCCAGTGTGTATTGGTCCCACGTTTTTAAATCAGGACTAATAAATCCTGCAATATCCGGGGCTAACTTAACATCTTCTTTTGTTGGCATAGGCAATGTAACTACATCGGTTACATCTTTCTTTTGATAAAATCCCTTTCCTTCACACCCAGTACAAAATTTATCACCTGTTTTGCCGACTCCATGACATGTTTTACATGTAGCTATGTATTTCCAGAATATAGGAAAGCCATGAAGGAATTTATAGATTGTTTTAATACTTTGGTCCCTTGCGTATTCCTTGGACAATTCAACTATCCTGTGTATAGGAGACAAACGAATATCCTTGTTAATTTTAACTATGTCCGAAATAATGATTCCCGGCACTTCTCCGAATGGATGAGGAAATGTTTTCAATTCATCAACTACAAACATGTCTCCAGTCTGAATAACAATGTATTCGTTTAAATCATCTACTACCCTCCATAACATTGCGCTCTTTACTACAATAGGCTCAAACAATAGAGCTTCCAATAATTGTCCTTTGTGCCTGTATGCTCTTATGGTATTGATTGATTTATACGTAGGCTTTATGCGCTCTATTCCATCTTTTAGAAGAAACTCTATAAATATAATTCCATTCGGATCTACATGGTAAAGGGGAATCCATTTTTCTTGTACAAATTTCTCGATGCTTTTGCCTCCTCTTATGTTGGCTATTTTATTAAGTAAATCGGTTAATTGATCTCCTTTTAACTCATACTTCTTACTCCCTCCTGTGGCACTAAATACATTGGATATTGGATTTAGAAGTCGTTCATAAAAGTCTACGATGTTCCGGGAATGTTTCTTCCTGGACACAGCTTTATCCTCACTCTCAATCTTCTCAATTCTTTTGATTAACTCCTTTTTGAAGTCATCCCCTTCCACTAAGGCAAGTAATTCCCTGTGTTGCTCTCTGGCTGTCTGAAATTCTTTACTTACTTGCTGATGCTCTTTGACAAAAGCTATTATATCTTCGTTGTTTTCGAATGTCATAAAAAGGTTGCGTGCCACTTCACACGCTGTTTTAATTACAAAAGTATAATATTTTTATTGAAACTACCAAATAATACCCACAAAATCTCCTTTATGCTCTGTTTCTACTATCATAGTAAGCACATCAGCACAATCATCATGCTTGTTTGCCTTGAATAGTTTTTTAAACTTAATCACATGATCATAAAATTTAGGGTAGTCTATGCTCCATCGATAAGGAAACACTATTCTTTTGTTTACCGTAGACGCATTAGATATTATTCGGGTCTCCTTATTGTCCGTTTGATGGAACGTGGCAATATTACAGTCAGTTAATTTGCCTACATTTCGGGCAAACGCTTCTCCTCCTGAATTAGACTCTATTTTACAATCCCTTATATTTTGGCTGTTCAATAGTTTTGCTGTTGCCTCCTCTCCTTCATCTCCTCCCTCTTGGGTATACTCTATTCCTGTCACATAGATATTTTCGTCTAAATGATCTATTGGGAGCGCATAATTTACCGATGCAATAAAGTCCGTACCTTTTCCGGCTGAGTCCGTACAATTCTTATAGTGAATAACTTTAGGCAATTCATCATAGGTTTTAAATGGCTTATAAAGTAACCCCTTTTGTGATAATGGGTTTCCTTGGTACAGACAGCTAAAGTTCTCCGGATCATCCTCCCTTTTTTCATTTAAGGAATCATAATTGTGTTTGGAAGAATAAAGGACTTCATCATATTCCCTGGGATCTACTTCTGTAGGATCATTTTTCTTTATTGCTTGAAAGTTTATTTTAACCCATGTTTTATCATTCCAATTATCTAAATCTTTAAGGGACTTTATCTCTACAACTTTATTACGCTTTTCCAGCCTCCCTATTAAATCATCTTCATGCCATCTTGTAAATACAATGAGTTCCTGGCTATCATTATGCAGCCGGGTTTTAACTACCGTCTTATACCAATCATCTACATTTTCTCTTATTATGGGGCTATTGGCTTCCATATAATCCTTGTATAGATCATCCATGATCATAATGTCTACAGGATTCCCGGTTAAGGCTCCACCCTTTCCAACGGCTTTCAATGAACCCTCATGGTTGACTATCTCAAACTCAGAAGCATTACGAAGGTAATTATCTGAGATAGTTACTACATTGGACTTGTTCAGGGTAGTGTCTGGAAACACATCATTGTATGGCTCACTGTCTATTATTCTTTGGCAATCCCTGTTAAATTTCTTTGCAAAAGTATCGTTATACGATGCAATAGCTATCTTTAAGTCAGGATTGACCCCTAACAAATAAGCCGGAAGCCGTCGGGTAGATCCTTCACTCTTTCCGTGTTGTGGTGGGATAGTTATGATTAATCTTTTAATTTTTCCTATTGCGAATAAGTGGAGTATCTCGTAGTATACCTTGTGGAATGGGGTTTCTTCAAACTTATCAAAAGTGTATTTAGTGAAATCTAATAGGTGTTTACTCGCATTATCCCTCTGCTCCATTTTCAGGAGATCATACATTCTTTCCTTATCGGCTTGGGTGAAGGTCATTTTGATTTAAAATGGTTTACTACTTCATCTAATTGACGCTTCATTAAATCAATGGATTTTGGATTGATAAAATAATCTGAATAGTGATCAACTATGTATATTTCCACCTGATTTTTAGTAAAATTAACTTCTACACTTAGCCCCTTTTGTGCCATGTATTCTATTATTTGTTGCTCAGTCATTTGATAAATGTTACATGCCACATATAAATTTTATTGTCTTTAGTATGCCAAAGAGTAATATTATCCACTTTCTTTAAAGATGAAAGGAAAGTATCTTTTTCCTTATCACAATCCTTTATGCTCTGAAACTCATTAGAAAAGTGAATAGAAAACAAATTTGGTTTAACTAATAGTATAGGTTTATTCATATATTATTCTTTCATGGCATTTCTATATTTATTTTACGAGGCTCCAAATCGTTTACCATGCGATTAAAATTTTCTTCATCCTTATATTTAATATAATCCAATTCACGCTGCTCTATGGTTGGAGTTAAAGAAGCTCTTATCGTTCCAATCCCCCTCCTTCAATAACATTCGCTTTTTCATAGCCTTCTTTTTCTTCCTTGGAAGCCTGTCCTTGCCTTTAATGTATTTAAGATTCTTTGCTTTCATCAGATTTCTTCTTAAAAATATCTACTTTCTCCTGCTTGTATAACTTAGCGAAATAACCTATCCAAAACAATAACATTAAGGTTCCACATATTCCCCAAACATAACCGGGGGCATTGAACTTATCTAAAAAAAGGTATAATACAGCAGTAAACAATAATGGTTTTCTTGCAGGTAGATTTTCGTATTTAATTACTTTCATAGTTTTGTGCTTTGGTGTTATTTTTATCATAGTTCTTTTAGTTACTTGTTTAAACACTCTTAAAATTGTT